ATTGGTTTTGGTCTCGACATAGTTGAGATACTCCTACAACTATATTTACCAAAATTTTGGTGTTGCTATTTGCCTTTAAACTCTCCGCCGTCCATTTCGATGTTGATCGTCTGTGCCTCTCGAGCGGTCTTTAACGCTTCTATAATCTCTTCTTGTATGGTGACCATACGTGTCATAACTTGGGTAAGGCTATCGGCCAATTGGTCCGCTTCCTTGGCAGGTATGACGATCTGACGTTCACCCTTTTGCCGTAGGGTTCTGATCCTACCTATTAGATCCTCTATGGGTCTAGTTTGTATCTTGGAATTCTTTGACTGCATTGTTCAATACCTGTTGCATTTCTAGTTTGGTCTTCATTGGGCCTTTGTACTCGTACCTCGAAAGGGTTATCATCTTGGGACAGTAGGCCTTACGCCAACCCTTCTCGAAACAGATTATGTAATAACCTGCACAGAACTGACTCTTGCTATTCGGTGCCTTTGTGTAAACGGGTAATTGCTTCTGCACGTCAAACATCGGATTGTACGGATGCTGGCTACAAGAAAATCCATGCACGTCAAAGTTGTCTGTTTGTATCTCATCTTCGGCTTTCTTCACATCCGATTGATCAAATATGTTGAAACCAAACCTTGTGAACAGGCTCTCTTTGGTATGGAAAACTTGCCTTTGATCTTTTTTGCTGAGGAAGATCCAGCCATTGTTGTCCTGCCTACTAAGGGTGCCTAGTTTTTGTCCGTTTTGCTCAACTATCCAGAACTTGTCCTTGACTAGGGTCTTTGCTCTCACTGTCATGATACTAACCTCGCATTAAAGGGCTCAACATACAGTTGCGCCTGCTCACTAATCCTATTTAAATCGTACTTGGCACAGAACCGCATGAATCTGATTCCAATTTGGTCTATGCTTTTGTTTTCGGCCTTTGCTTGTTCAATAGTCTGATCTAATTCTTCTACTATGGCATCTGGTTGTGCGTGTAAATCAACCAGTAATCTATTTCGTTCATAATCTTCCAAAACTCTGTGTTCGTTGCCATCATGGTCGACCCATTTGCTTAACATCAGGTTGTTCCATGTGTAACCTTTTTCGTGCCTGTCAGCGAATGCTTCTTGTAATCCTATCTTGTTCTTTGTGCCTTTGGTACGCACTCCTGGGTATGCTGAAAAAATGTTATCTGAAGGATCACCTCTCATTGCCTTCTCGAATATCATCCATTCTGTGTCTGGAGCGGGTTTAGGTGCTTTCAATTTTTTATCTATTACAGGTTTCCCTTTTGCATCGAACCAACCTTCGTGTGTGAGCGTGATCTCGCTTATTCCATTGTACTGTTTCACCAGTGGTGTCACAAGTTGGTTAAGATCCTTGTCAGTGCTTATGATCACATGATTGTCATCCGGATGATTGTCTATCCATCTTGCTATGAGATCATCCGCTTCTGCCCTTGGGTTTCTAAGCACAGTCGCATTGGTCTTTGTTTTGATGAAATCACAGAAGTCATCGTAACACTCCCAGAATACTTCGTTCTCTTCTTTCTCTTTCTCTGACATGGCATCTATGGTTTCTTTCCTGTTTCTCTTGTATGGTGCGTAGTGATCTTTACGCCAACTACGTCCTTCTAAACAGAACACCACGTGTGTGCCGTCAAAGTCCTGCCATGCCTTCTTTATGCTGTTCATCATGATGTGTATGGCCATGCCAACCTTCTCAGAAGTGTCACCCCTGATCACGTGTCTAGCACGGAAGAATGTGTTTGCTGTGTCTACGAGAATGTGTGTCATATTATTTTTCCATTTAATTCGTCCAGACCAAATTCTAAGCCTTCTAGTTCTTCTGGCTTGCCGTTTGGATAATCAGGCTTAACTTGGAATTCTTCACCTGTTGTTTCACTTTTACATCCTGCAAGTAGCCAATCCCATTTAAAGTCACCTTTCACTACAAAGTCATTTAGAACTTCATATCTACCATCAGGCATTGTTTTTAATAATTCTTCTTTGCATTCATCCATTGTGTTGAACCATCCTCGCATTTGAAAATATTGTTGCGATTCTATAGGACTATGCCCAATAAGGTATGCAAGTATGAGGATTTTGAAATCACCCATCTACCCCCACCAGTTTTGCGTAAACTTTGGAAGTTTTTTCTTAATAGGAGTCCATATCGCCGCTTCGGCCCTACCTATGAACTTAGGTCTAGGAACCATCCAACCGATCAAAACACCAAGTAAAAAATAACCCATTATGATACCTCAGTCTTTCCGTCGTCACGTCTGTTGATCTGTACGTATCCAGATCCAGTGACGTCTATTCCTTGCTCATTGCCGATAGTCCTACAGAGTGTTTGGAACCATCTGTCAACGATCTCTTCTTCAGATTGCCCTTGATATCCACTTTGCTGTAGCATATTCACGAACTCATCATTCCAGTCCAGTTCAAAAAATCCATTCCTAGGATTCTCAGGATTAACATTTAGATTGAGAACTTTAACAATTGGCTCTTCGCTTTTCTTCTTGCCTTTTACGTTCTTTTTCTTAATAGTTGTCTTTGCTGTTTTTCTAACTTTCATATACTATATTTTACTTTCTTTTGCCAAATTCGTCAACTTCTTTCTAAGTATGAAGTATTTCCTTTGGTTAGTGTCGTCCCTGATGTCTAATATATCTAAATCAAACATATTAGATAGTTCTATTATAAAAGGTACATTCCAAGCATAGAACTCTATCCATTTGGCTTCTGGTTTATCGTGTTGCACACCTGGATTTACCCTAAAGAACATAGTCCCTCCATCTGCTAACAATTCTACACATTTTTCCATTTCGGCAATGATTTTATCTCTGTTACCAAAGTTTACTGAGCCTAAACACAATATGACATCAAACTTCTCGTCAGTCTTGTAGTCTAACGTGCCTGTCTTAAAGTCTGCCAGATCGTTGTATGGGTCTATGCCAATAAGGTTATCTATCTTGCCTTTGAACTCGTTATAACCACATCCTACGTCCAACACAGCACGTGGTTTGAGACTGTTGACTTCGTCTATCAATGCTAGACCCGAGTACTTCCATTTCTTCATGTCGTTTTGCCAATACTTGGAGAAGTATTTGTGTAGGCAGGCGTCGTCTATTGCTTCTACATATTGCTCTAGTGTGTCACATCTTTTGACTTCCACACCAAATGTCTCTAGTATGTAAGGTTGGGTAATTTTATCAAGGTCGTTTTGGCTGTGCCCCAGTAATTTTGCAAAGATTTTTTTGTTCATTGCTTGTACAAGTAAATTTTGATATCGTGTTGTTCGTAATTATGTATCCTGCCTTTGGTGTCCGGAAAACTGATATTGAGTGCTCTACAAAGATCTACATTGTCTGCAGGACAAGTAACCCTGTTTTGATTGTTTTTGACAAACTGCATCATGTCTTTGTTCTCAGATTGTATATGATTCCACATTGTTTCTTGATCTTTAAAATAACTGTAATTGGGATATGTAATATCAAAGCCACCAGCATCTGTCCACCATTTTAGACATTCTATGTCATTACGGTACACGATGACAATCGGATAGCCCAATGTGGAAAGTTCGTCTAGTTCGTGTGCAAATGTGTGTGACTTAATAATCCTTTTGCCTTTGCCAGAGAAAGGTATATCCCAGTTGTCTCTGGTATTTCTAAATTCCATACCTGGATCAAAGTATGATCCTATGTGCCTTGCCTCTCCTTTGTTGTATGCCCTCTCACTGGTGCTGTCAGATTGATCAATGTCAGGTGACCTATAAATATTTTTGGCCACACTGCTCCATTTCGAACCTGGTGCACCAGTGAATAGAATATACATTACTCAGTAAGTTCTTCTTTGTAGACAGTGTTATAACCTAACTGTTTGCTTTTAAAGTTAGCCAAAGTCTTTAATGCTTTGGGTGTGATAAATGACTTTAGTATTCTCACAGCGGCATCACCATCTGAGCCTGTTCTCCACTCGTACTTGCCTACTTTCTTCTCGATGGCGGCAACTGACTCTGGATCGTTTATCATTTTGTCGAGTGCGGCAACAAGTTTGTCTTTGTTAGGATTATCTTTGTTTACCCAAAATGCTTTTTGCAGTGCATCTCTCCAACTTTTTACAAGTTTGTATGCGTCATAGAAATCACCACTTGGTGCAACTCCATATGTTGATTCATACAAAGCCTCGAATGTTGGTTCAGTGAAGTTAGGATCCTTTCCATGCTGTCCTGTGCTAACATCAAGTAGTCCATGATGGAACCATGTGTACGCATCACCTTTTTCTATTACAGGTAAAACGTGTTTCTTGTATGCGGCAGGGTTTTCCCTAGTGGCATTCAAGTCACCTCTAATGAAAGCAAGTCTTCTTTCAGATCCTTTCATTCCTTTGACCCATACAACTTTATCCTCGAATGTTTTGATGGGATCACCGTTAGGTCCTGTCAGCAACATAACAATAGCCATTACTTCCGGTGTCATACCAGAACCCGATGGAAACTGTATGGGACCGTTCTTTGTGTCTGCCTTGTTCCTTGCGCCCACAATGATGTTTAG